AAGACACTTTCGATAATCCAGAGCATATAGAGGCGGTAAAGAGCCTGCTTGGGCATTTAAGTATCAAAGATATTATGAACCTTGATTCTTTTGACGGGCTTGGGATAGATAATATGCCAGACATGAAGAATTATCTTGCTAGAAATCAAATCTTTTGTAATGAGATAAACGAAAAATATTCCAAACTAATGTTCGACTGGACAACAGCAATAAGAGGAGAATAGTATTGTCTAGAACAGTAACTCAATCTGAATTTGCGCAAGCAACACTGGAACTAAAAGGTAAGCCTTTTGGTTTTGGTCTGCATGGTCCCTTTAAAGATATATATGACTGGCCAAAGAACAGAATACTACTAAAAACAGCAAGGCAGGTTGGTAAATCTACCTTCCTGGCTGGCTTTGCCCTTACACACTCAGCAAGAAATCGACACCATAGAGTATTTTATGCATCTACTTCGGAAAAACAAGCAAGAGAATTTGCTAGAGTAAAACTAAATGAGTTCCTATCAAGAAGTCCAAGAATGAAAGCAATACTACTAAATAGTGCTGCAGGGGAGATAAATGACTCTGTCTTTGAGAAGCAATTTTCTAACGGGTCAGGAATAACAGTATCATACATGAAGGATGATGCTGACAGAACAAGAGGGTACTCTGCGGATGTGTTGATGTTGGACGAGGTTCAAGACATGGACCATACTCAGCTTCCAGTGGTGGAAGAGATATTGTCTGCGTCAATGACGCCTATGAGGTTCTATACAGGGACTCCTAAGACACTAGATAACCATATAGAAGACAAATGGAACCACTCTACTAAACACGAAGTATTTTTCAGGTGCAAATCTTGTAATAAATTTAATAGTATCGGATATCAAAATATAGGTAAAAAGGGTCCAGTCTGTTCTTCTTGTGGAGGATACCTTGACATTACTAGGCATATATGGGTTCCTACGTTTGACAAGACTGGTCCTACTCCTTATTACTTAGGAGCTAGAATACCACAACCAGCATTAATGCTACACTCTGGATTTGAAAATAAGTGGGAAGATTTACTCCACAAATATAATACATATGATGAGGGAAAATTTGTGAATGAGGTTCTTGGGATATCTCATAGTACAGGAAAAAGGTTCTTGACCCAGGATGACATAATAGAGAAATGTACAGGAGAGCCTACCGTAAATCTACCAACAGAGAGAATGTTTAGGATGTTTGATTTGTTTGTGATGGGGATTGACTGGACAGGAGACGGGGTGAGTGAAGTCTCTAAGAATGCTGTTGTTATATATGGAAGAAGAGCTGGAGACCCATCATTTAAAGCTCAAGTAGTATATAAAAGAATATTCCCAAGGCAAGATTTCATTAAGACTATGGATGAAATAGTCATGATAGCGAATGCATTCAGGGTTAGACTTATCGGTGCAGATGCAGGAGAGGGTGCATTAAATAATGCATACCTAGCTGACAAACTTGGAGCGAATAGAGTTCAGCCATTTAGATATGGAGGATTTGACTTGCCTGCAAGATTGTCTGTAGATAAGAGAACCGTATACCTAGATAAGTCACAAGCGATTGATGACTTCTTTATGAATATGAAAGTTAAGGGTCAATTTATACTTCCTCCTTTTGAAACATTTAAAGAGGAATCAGAGCATATCCTTGCAGAGTATGAGGTTACAGGAAAGAGTGGGAAGAAGTTATGGACACATAGTCCATCTGTTCCTGATGATTTTTTACACGCTATGGTATTTGGGTACAACGCTTTTAAGATGGCTATGGGTAGCTTGAAATTCTACTAAAAGAAAAGCCGCAGGTTTCACAAGTAGAAGCCAGGGGCAGTCTTGAGTTTTCTTAAGATTACTTTTTATGCTATAATTCATAAATAAACAATACACTAAAAGGAAATAACATGGCTGTAGAATTAGAAAAGATTGCTTCATTACTAGAAGAGGCATATGAGAGTATCTCAACTTTAGAGCAAGAAAATGTGCAACTCAAGCAAGATAATAGTACTTTGGCATCACAAGCAGAACTACAGAAAGAAGCTAGTGCTTCAATGTGGGACGACGAAAGCGACATGGGAAGTGCAGTAGACTATTCCTCTCCAGAAAATGCAAGTTCAGAGGGAAGATTAGACGATTTCTTGTCTAACTAATCACATTTTCACTTAGTATTGTACATTAAGCCTCTCCTAAAAGTATCGATACAACGAACTTTTTTGAGTTTTGGCTAAAAAATAGTACAATAACAGTGTTAAAAGACAAAAAAATAAAAAGAAAAAGGTATACACATGAAAAATATTGAAATTGTACGTGGCTATAGAAGCTTCGGACATGAAGATGTCTACGCTAGTGATGTAGCTGTAACTGTTGTTGAGGGTGATGTTATTGCTCCCGATGGTACGCTAGTAACACTTTCAGGTGCAACTACACACTTAGAGTGTGGAATGGCAATCGAAAGAAACATGATTAACGGACAACCAAAAGAAAGCGGAAAGACTCCTGTTTATGTATCTAACTTTGTTGTAAGAACAAGTAGATATGAAGCTGGTTCATATGCTGTAAATGACGCTGTAACTGTTACTGGTGGTAAGCCAGCAAAAGGTACTGCAGGAACTGATGCGATTTGGGGCTATGTAACCAAAATCGGAACTGACGGAACTCTTGACATCCGTTGTAACTATTAAGAAAAGGAGCCTTAAATGACTACTGAAACACCAAGCGTAAAGCAAACTAACGCTAACTTTGTACGTAAAATATACCAGTCTCCAGAACTTCTTAAAGAAGCAATGGAAAACTCAACATACTTTATTAGAGATAAAGTTCGTGAACTCGGATTCGCTCGTAAATTGGTTGAACCAATTTTTGTAACATCTGCAGACCTAGATAGAACTGTTGAAAATGACCAGCCTACAATCATTCTTGAAAAAGATATGGAATCAAAGGCATACACTCTTCCATTCCGTGGACAAGGTGAATCTAAGTACTGGGAAGGCGATAAGTTTATTATCACATTCCAAAAGTTAGAGTCTGACCGTTTCAATAAATCTAAGTTTGAGATGATGAATAGTAAAACTGATTACAAAACACTTCTTCAGAAGCGTATTGTTGAAGAAATGTTCTATGCAGAAGATGAAACAATGATTGGCGCATTTGATAAAATCATTGCTGACGTTGAAGCAGCATCAGCTGGTACTCAATATCAGTCAGTAACTGGTGGTCTTTCTAAGACTAACATTAAGATTCTTATGCAGATGATGTCTAAAAACCGTATGATGCCTCCAAAAGGCGGACCTAAGCCTAAATTCCTTATGACTGAGACGTTGAAGATGGAACTAGTTGAGCTAGGTATGTTAGAAATCGGTGACAGCAATGTATCTAAAAACTGGAATGAAGGAACAGTAGGTGTTGATAACCTATTCGGAATCCCAGTAGTAAGTACAATCAAAAATGACCTTGTTAAAGACGATGAGATGTATATCATTGCTCCTCAAGATTACTTTGGTAGATTCTTCATCCTTCAGGACCACACAATGGTTATTAAAACTGAAGCAGACATGATTGAATTCTGGTCTTATGGTTCATTTGGTATGGGTTTTGCAAACACTAAAGGTGTTGCTAAAATCAAACTGACTTAATCATAGTCAAAAAAATATAGCGGGGTCTCCCCTGCTATAGCAATAATATAAAACACTACACAAAATACAATCCTTAAAACCTCCTACTTGATATTATTTTTTAGATAAAAGTTCTAATTTATGATTGTTTATGCTATAATTATTAAAATAAAATAAGGAATAGATATGACTTTTAAAAATATTACAGAAAACTCGGTACTAAATGCAGTAGGGAGACTTGTTGACCCAGGAATGGAAATAGGGATGAATGTTGAGTATTATGCAGCCCAAAAAGATTTCGTAGATGCATACGTTACTGCTGATAAAGCAAAAATAACTGGAGAGGGTGAGTATAAAGACTTCATTGCTAACGGACCAAAAAAAGAAGAGCCTAAAGTAGACCTTATGGAAGAAGTTAGAGCAGAAGAAGATGCAAAAGCAAAAGAAGAAGCTGACAAGAAAGCCAAAGTAGAAGCTGATAAAAAAGCAAAAGCAGAGGCTAACGAGAAAGCAGAAGCAGATAAA